TTAAATGCCACTTTTCCCCCGTAATGGGTTGAGAGTAATAGCATTTTGCAAGTACTCCGGCGCAAGGTGCGCGTAAGTCATGGTTTGCTGAATGCTCGCATGGCCTAAAATCTGTTGCAAAGCGACCAGATTCCCGCCGTTCATCACAAAATGGCTGGCAAAAGTGTGACGCAAAATGTGTGATGCCTGGCCTTTTGGAATGTCTGGCTTTACTGCCCTGATTTGCTCACAGAACGCCGGATAATCCACTTTAAACAGCTTTCCGGTTTCACGAGTTTTGATGATCTGTGAAACCTCCTCTGATATGGGGATCGTTCGGTTCTTGCCGTTTTTCGTTTCCATGAATGTTACCCTGCTGCTTACTACCTGTTCAGCCCGTAATGTGCTGGCCTCGCCCCATCTTGCCCCTGTGCTCAGGCATAACACGGCCAGCCTGTAGGCATCGCCATCCAACACCGATAAAAGCCTGGCGATCTCTGCTTCCGTCAGAAACGTAACAGCAGGCTGTTTTTCTGGCAGGGGTGGCAATCCTTTTAACGGGTTTTCTCCCGCGTAGATTTCCAGCTTTATGAGCGCTGAAAACATACCTGAGAGCCGATACATATCACGATTGATGGTTGATGAGCTGATGCCACCTGTTAATCGCATCGTGCGAAATTCCAGTATCGAACGCTTGTTGATGCGGCAGATCTCCGGGTCGTTCATCTGTGCAATCGTTCGTTTTAAATGGCGGTGCTCAATCAGTCCGTTCTTCACATTCTGGCCGTGGTAGAGCCACCATAGCGCAACCAGTTCGCTTAACTGGCGATGCTCAACACCGTAACCGTGCTGCCACTCTTTTTTGTCCGTCCTGGACAGCGTATAGCGCTCAAAGGCTACCGCTTCCGTCTTTTTATCAAACCGCCGCCGGATACGTTTTCCGTTACGTCCGATAGGGCGAATGTCCACTTCAAATCGACCATCATCGAGCTTCTTAATTGCCATAAGAAAGCCCTCCGGCGGTCATTTCACTGTCTTGGTAACAAATAGTGAAAATGTAATGTTTATAAAGCGTTAACCAGTCTGTTTCTCTGAGTGGCCTGATTGTGTTGAGTCTGGCCCAATGTGTGCGAGGGCCGGTGCGATTTGCCCAGCTTCCGGTGCTGTTTTATCCGTCATAAGCCACAGTGTGTATTTTTGAAATCGTGGGTGTTGAGTGATTTTGCTAAGGATGGTCCATCCAGGATCGTGATATCCAGCTTCAACCTTTTTTAAGGTGCTAACAGAAATCTCAGTTATAACAGCGAATTGGCTCTGGCTTAGATGCTCCGCGCTGCGTATGGCTTTCAGCTTTTCATCAAATGTCATTGACATGGTTCTCTTTCGGAACTAAATTTACGCCATTGGTTCATATACGGAACCAAGTGGAGTGCGAAAAGCCAACCGCAAACACAAGCCTTAATAAGCAAATGTAAGCGGTTGGCGATCGAAAGAGAGTATCACGGAACGTGTGATCAATTAACGAAGCACGTAACTGAGATTGCTAATAGGGGGGAGGGATGGAAAGAAATGACAAAGCCACCGTTATTAGCAGCCCTGTCATATTTACTCAGAACGATGATGGATTAACGGGGTGTACTGCCAGCCAAAAGAGAAATAGCCTTTTCAGCAAAGGAAAGGGTTTCCCTGTGCTTGAGCTTGAGAGAAATAGACGCCCCATTTCTTGCTGGGTTGCAGAGGCTATTAAGGGCTGCACTATCAAACTCCTCAAGCATTGCCAGCCTTGCACGAGCTTCATCGATCGTAATGGCGGGGAGATCATCAATAAGTGCGGAATATCTTTTTACTTGTTGTTTGGCCGATTCGGCTTTTTGCCCATATTGCCAAGCGATACGAAAACCACTAAGAACGGCAATAATGCCGCCAAACAGCCAACTGAAATGACTAGTCGCAAATATTGCGGAACCAAGCGTGAGAGTTATCGCATTAATAGACACATCAATTCGCCGATTAAGTGTTTCAGTCATGCGCTCCAGCCAGTAGCTGTACCAGATGCGGAAGTTAATTTCATATTCAGTTGGCTGCTTGTTCATAGTAATTATTCCTCGTCGTCTTTTTCCTCTGGCGGCGCAGGCTTATGCAAGACATGAAAATCATCAGTGTCTTTATCAGGCGTTACCAGAGATCGGATATTTATTTTATTTGGGATCATATTAATTCCTTGTGTGGTTGGCTGATTGTTCGCACTTTAAGCCTACCACAAACCACGCGCCGGACGTGGCTAAAAACTCCGGCACAAATTCCATTAATTAACAATAGGGAGTCGAAATAATGGCTGATGGTGTTTATGAGGTTCGCTATCCGGTTGACGCTGTGCCGTATCAGAAATTTGCAGAGCTAATCGGCAAATCTGACGCAGCAGTGAAAGGGATGATTGATGCGGGTAAGTTGCCGCTGGTTCCGTGGGTTAATCCAGAAAACCCCAACCCGCGCCGTGCCGAAAATTGGGTATTTATACCGGAGTTCAATCGCGCAATGCGTGACGCGTATATGAACCGACCGAAAGAACAGCGTGATGCCTGGCTGCTGTGGCTGGGGCTGTAATATGGGGGAAGATAATAAAGGTCTGGTATTTTTAGGTATTGATAATGCATTAATAAAATTAAGCGAACATACCAGCATTTATCGCGGCTTTTCTATTATTCGCTGCCCAAGAACAGCAACTAATCCGATTACTCGTTATCGCATAAGTCAGGGCGATCAATCATTCGGTTTGTTTGATGCGCTAGGGCAAGCGACTTCTTATATTAACGAACTGCACGGCATGAGGGATTAAACATGATTAGCACCGCGCGTTTATTAAAAGAAAAATCACCATCCCCGCAAGAAAATAAAGGCTGGCTGGAATTACCAAACGGCCAGCGTTTCCAGCCTACTCCCGCGCAGGCTTATTTTGCGCCGTGGAGCAAAAAGCCATATATGCCAGCGCCTAAGCAAAAGCGCCGCTGGTTTGCCCGCTTGATGGGTATTGCGGCGTAACTGTCATGGCTAACACCGAAGCCGTCCGCGCAGTTCCACTGAGTATCGCGGCTAGAACTGACGGGCTGAATCACATAGCTATGCTGAGGGGAAAACACTTCAACACAAACAGTGAAAAAGACATGTGCCGCTTTATTGACGATATGCGAGATAAGATAGACGGCGATTATCATCAAAATATGCGCGTACTGTCAGCGATATTTGAATTAGCAGATATTGATAAGGAACGGCGTAACCTGAAATTTAATGAACTGATAACTGAAGAAAAAGCAAAGCTGATTAAGGCGATGAATAAACTTAAAGCAGTTGTGAGTTTATTCCCCAAACATTTAATTCTTTAACCGTAATAAATTCCGTTTTTAAAGGCGTAAACCCGCCGGGATTTCTATTACCTGAAAAAAGGAAATAACGATGAGAAATGCAGAAGTTAGAGAGATAAAAGTAGATCTCAATGAAGCACTTATCGAGCTGCTAAAAAAAGCACGTCTGGAAGAAAAAAAAGACCAGCACTGGTCGTTTGCTCAGCGTCTGGCAGCGCTAGCCATTCACGCGCAGCAAAAGGAGCTTTCAGCAGCAGAAGTGATCGAACTGCTGCACAAAGAGGCAGAACGCTTCGAGCACTCGTCGCAGGAGATAATTGTATGATCCGCCCGTTCATCAAATGGGCGGGGGGTAAAACCCGCGTCCTGCCTGATTTACTCCCGCTTCTACCGAAAGGGGATTGTCTTATAGAGCCGTTCGTTGGCGGTGCGTCTGTGTTCCTGAATACCGACTATCCCAGCTATGTGCTGGCTGATATCAACCCCGATCTGATTAATTTATATCAGTGCGCCGCTTATGATACAGAGCGGTTAATAGCCACTGCGCGTGAGCTATTTAATAGTGGCAATAATGCAGATGCGTATAACGGTAATCGGCTGAGCTTTAACTATCAAAAATCAAACCCCAGCACAGTTACAGCCGCGCTATTTTTATATCTGAATCGACATGGCTTTAACGGGCTATGTCGTTATAACAATGCAGGGGATTTCAATATCCCATTTGGCAAGTACCGTAAACCATACTTTCCTGAGCATGAAATACGGTTGTTTGCTGAAAAAGCCAACGACACTAAAACCGTTTTTTCCGTGGCAGATTTCCGCAAGACTCTGACAATCAAAGGGATAAACAAAAGTACCGTTATCTATTGCGACCCGCCCTATTTGCCAGCCAGCGACACGGCCAATTTTACGCAATATCACCATGCTTCTTTTACCCACGACCATCATCGAGATTTAGCGGCGGTGCTGTTGAGCGTAAACCTTTCACGCGGCGTGCCGGTTGTTATCTCAAATAGTGACACCCCCGCTACGCGCGAGATTTATCAGCACTATCAATTCCATGAAATCGCCGTTCAGCGCTCTATCAGTGCAAGCGGCATCACGCGTGGTGCTGCAAAAGAAGTGATCGGCGTGCTGAAAACCTGCGACGGCTGCGGAGATGAATCCGATAGCGATGTACTCCCCGGCTATTGGGAATCCGAAGAAAACCCGATTCCACTGTGAGAGGCATTCTGATGATTGATCCACGTTGTTTTTATGATGACACAATCAATGTTATTAGCGTCTCAGGCGGTAAAGATAGCCTTGCTCAATGGCTATTAGCCGTGGAGAACGGCGTTAGCCACATTCCCGCCTTTGCTGATACTGGTCACGAACATCCTCAGACCATGGAATATTTGGATTATCTGGAATCCAAACTAGGGAAAATCAGGCGTGTCCATGCCGATTTTTCTCGGCAAATCGCAGGTAAAAGAAAATTCATTGCCGAAAAGTGGCCTATCACGCTTGTTTCAGAATGTGGTTTTACTGATGAACAGGCCGCAAACATTATCGCTACTGCGTTAGATACCCTGCATCCCACCGGCATCCCATTTCTTGATCTGTGCATGTGGAAGGGTCGCTTTCCATCAACGAAACGCCGTTTTTGTTCAACTGAGTTAAAGCATGAACCTATCCGGCTACAAGTTGTTGAACCGATCATTGATGCGGGGTTTGAAGTTGTCTCTTGGCAAGGTGTTCGTGCCGAAGAATCCGCGTCGCGCGCCCTTTTGTCAGAATGGGAAAACGGTTTTGATCTTGGCCCTCGTCTGAGCATCTATCGTCCCATTCTTCACTGGAAACACGCCGATGTTTTCGCATTAGCTAGGCGGTATGGCGTCAAGCCTAATCCACTTTATGAGCAAGGCTGTAGCCGTGTCGGCTGTATGCCGTGCATCCATGCCAGAAAGTCAGAGCTTGCAGAAATCTTCCGTCGTTGGCCTGAAGAGGTTGAGCGAGTAGCGCGCTGGGAACGCCTTGTTGCGGCATGTTCTCGTCGTCAGAACTCAACATTCTTCCCCTCAACAAACGATCCCAAAAAATCAGAGCGCCGCATTGAGTGTATTAGCGTCGAGTCTCACGGTATCCACACCTACAGAGATTGGGCATTAACAACCAGGGGGGGGCGACAGTTCGATTTATTGGGCGAAGTCGTCGATCCGATGGTCTGCAACAGCGTTTACGCTGGGGTTTGTGAGTAATGTCCGAACAGTGGGCCTACCCGTGGAATGCACCACGTCCAGCGATCTCGCCGTATCAGGGGATCGCTGAATCTTTTACTTCTTCTGTCGTAAATACCCCTGAGCCGCATCCAGCCGTCGAGCAGCATCTTAAGCGGCTGGTATCACGCGCCGCTTTCTCCGATCTGGATTTCGAGCAGGCCGTCGCGCGGCTGGACTACTTCGAGCCTAATTCAACGTTACTGACAATGCGCCGCCAGTTCGCAGAAGCTGTACGGGACGAGCATCAAGCGGCATTACAAAACTGGATGGAAACGCCGGAAGGTGTTGAAGCACGCTTACTCGAACAACCGTTTTTTATCCGCGATACCTACCGGAAAAAAATAGAATGGCTGCGCGCCAACCGCGAGCCGCGACACGTCAGCGCCTTTTTCATGGGAACCGTGAAAAAAGCCCTGCTGCGTCTTGATGCTGTGCGTGCCAAGCAAGGTGTGCGTGACGGTTTTACGTCAGAGCTTGCCAGCTACTGGCGCGCACGCTGGCAGCATTTGGCAGAGTTTACGAAACATGAGGCGATTAACGCCGGTCATGCTATTGCGGCCAGCATCACGGAAATGTTTGAAACCGAATGCGGCAACACATTGCCCGCCGATATGACCAATGATGAGATCCAGGCGCTTTTCTGGCATTTGGGTTATGAAATGCTGGCGCTACGGGTAACGCCGCCGTGCTGGGGCGTGATCATTTGCGATAACGAATCAAAAAAACGTATTTGCTCCGCCATTCTGCGCATCATCAGCCCTGACTGGTGGGGGCGTAAGTTGTGGCGTTTGCGCTGCGAATGGCGAGAAAACCAGTTCCGCGCCATCGGCGTGATCCATAAAAAACGGATGCCTTACGTCAGTATTGATGCACTGAATCAGTGGCAGGAGCAGCGCCGCAAAAACCGCGAATTCTTTAAGGCGCATGAACTGGTTGATGAAGACGGTAACGTCGCATCGCTGGAAAATATGGTTTACGCAAGCGTCAGCAATCCGGTTATTCGCCGTCACGAACTCATGACGCGCATGGCGGGTGTCGAAATGGTTGCAATATCGCGCAGTGACGAGGGTGTTTTTCTTACTATCACTTGCCCATCGCGTTATCACGCCACTATTCAGAGTGGTCATCAGAATCCCAAGTGGGATACGTCATCCCCTCGGCAGGGGCAGCGCTATTTATGTAAGACATGGGCTAAAGCCATGTCGAAACTGAACCGGCGCGGCCTGCGTCCGTATGGCTTCCGCGTCGCAGAGCCGCATCACGACGCTACGCCGCACTGGCACGTATTGCTATTCATGCCGCCAGAAGACCGGAAAGAAATCACTGAAATTCTTCGTGAATATTTCATCGCTGTAGACCGCGCGGAGCTGGGCCGTAATACCGGCGCACGCTTTAAAGCGAAAAGGCTCGATCCCAAGAAAGGCAGTGCAACGGCCTATGTTGCCAAATATATCAGTAAAAACATCGACGGCTACGCACTTGACGGTGAGCGTGATAACGAAACCGGAAAGCCTCTGCGCGAAACCGCACGGTTTGCGATGGCTTGGGCGTCTCAACATAACATCCGGCAGTTTCAGCCGTTCGGCCTGCCGCCGGTCACTGTCTGGCGCGAACTACGTAAGCTGGCGAACCAGCTTACCGCAGTGCAGAAAGAGGCCGGAACCTTCAGGCGTGGTGCCGCGCAGCTTGGTGATCCTGCAATGGATGCCGTACTAGCCTCTGCGGACGCAGGCTGTTTCGCTACCTACATCGAAAAGCAAGGCGGCGTGTTAATCCCGCGTGAGCTATACACCGTGCGTATCGCGTATGAGGATGCAGACGAGCAAAACGACTACGGCGAGACGCCAGAAAAAATCTTTGGTGTTTTCTCGCCGCGCTTAGGTGAGCTATCGCGTATCTGTACCCGTCTCGTTAAGTGGAAAATCCGCAAAAAACAAGTAGCAGACGCAGGCACTAATGATAGCGCTGGGCGTGGGTTGGTCGTTACGTCGCCAACCGGCGACGCTTGGAGTTCTGTCAATAACTCTACGGGCGACGAAAAAATAAGCATTTCCGAACCCGCCGATAGAGAGATTGGCAGTGCGTCAGAGCCAGAAATTACGGACTTTGAGCACATTACCGACACGGAACGGCGTGGATTGCTCAACCGTCTTCGATCAAAGCCACCGGATCGGCGACATAAAGAACACTCGTCCACAACTCAGACCATTAAAGCGACTGAAAAACAGACTGTTAGTAAACGGTCGGACGACTGGCGCGCCAGTATTGCCGATTTCGCCTGTTCGCTGGGCTGGGATATCAGCGCCGGTGAGCTGCGGCGGTTGGAAACAGGCAACGCGATCACGCTCGCAGGTTATGCCTACGTTGCCAGCGCTGACGGCTGTCTATGTCGAACACCTACAAGTAAGCAAAAAGACGTGGAATATCAGGATAAAGCGGCGGATCTGCTGCAACGCATCGCCGTATTGCGTGAGGCTTCATAGCCATGTCCATAGAATGGCTTCTTCATTCATTTGATCTGGGTAATGATATGAATATGCCGATTTTTCAGTTAAGGCACTACATGTAGTGGATAAAGCCAATTTTGATTTATAAATGGATAAATTTATTGCTATAGAGGCATCTTTACTATACATAAACACTAAAATACATTAGTTATCCACAGAAAAGATCTATAATAGAACTAGGATAACTTACTTGTTGATAATGCTGTGGATTGTTTTTTTCGTTAAGTTTCCTGTGGTTAACGAAAATCATGTGGGAGGACAACATGTCAATTATTACAACAGACTTAATTTTCAGTTCCAAAGATCGATTGAGAAAGGCTCTGCAAGAGAACGTAGGTAGCTATACCATAAGTCAAAATGGGCATGTGCAGTTAAACCTTAATAATGATGCAGTTATAGAAGCTATAAGGCATCAGATTGAGAGTCTGCCGGATGTCGAAGCTAACGATCCCTGCATAAGAGAGCGTGAGGCTGGATGAATACTCTCGTTTTAGCTTTGGCGTTGATTAGTGGTTATCTATACGTTGTTAGCTCGGTTTCAGCTAGATACATTTTTAAGCGCTCCGAAGGTTGGAGCGCTTATTTTTATGTTGCGGCTTGGGGCGTTGTATTTACAGTTTGTGCTTGGATTTTTTGTTCTGCGTTAAGCGTCTTAGGGGCGTTTCGATGGCTTTATAATTTGCTTTTATTTAATGAATTTTTTGATAAGGATTCATTAAATAAGGTTTTCCCATTGTCCCCAGCAACTGAATTTAAGTTTACGGATTTCAAGTTTGCTTTGTTTTGTATTTCCTCAATGTTACTTGCATTCGGTTCTGGCCGAATGATGCGGTGGTATACATGCAAAAATGCAAATCGGCGGATCGAGGCATTAATAAAAGCTGTTCACAGCGATCCCTATGAAAGTATGTTAATTGAAGCAGCCGTAAGAAAATTCCCCGTTATTATTACACTTAGCACAAGAAAGTTTTATGTAGGTATAGTTTCCTGCCCCGAATTTGAGCATGGACGGGCTGAATATCTGCAATTGCTTCCTTTGCTTAGTGGCTATCGTGATAAAGATGATTTAACGATTACAGTGACGACAAATTATAGACGTCACTATATTGATAATGGAATCGGTGGCGGTTTTGATGATGGCAGGCTGTCTTTGGATGATTTCAGAGTGTTGGTACCAAAAGATACAATTGAAGGTATTTCTTTTTTTGATACAGCAACTTACGTGAAGCTTAAAGAGAAAGAGCAAAGTGATAAGGCGCAATCTGCCTAGCGAAGACAGCCTTCATATCAGAAGAGCAAAAAAGAAGTAATTAACAGGCTATGGAATCCTTTTTTTCAAAAAGCCACCGCAGTTTTTTACAATGAACAAAATCGCAAAACTCTGCACAAATTTTTCACATCAGTAAACCCTATTCCGCGCCCGCCCAGGCGCGGCTTCCTCTACCCTGAGATATTGCACAAAAAGAGGCGAGTTTAGCGCGCGGGCGTGGCGGGGGAACCCTCGCGCGCTGAGGGGGATAAGATGGGTATGCTGGTTCATATGCTGCTGCATCCTCATCACGTCGTCATTGTGTTGTCTCGATCTCAGTCAATCACGGCATCATTCGGCTGATGCGTCGCTCAGAATCGCATTCAGGTGCGTTTACGCAGACGTAAAAAAACCGGGCAACCTTGCGGCTGTCCGGCTTGATGTTTGATGGCTAGGTGAATGGTTTTGAATGACTTTCGCGGTTACATTGCACTGTCGGCCAGAGCATACGGCTTGAACCGAAGTACCTCGATCCCTAGCCAGTCGTTAAGCTCTTTCAGGCTTTCCATTATCGGCATGAGCTCGTTTATGGCGAAGACCTTAGCCGCTTTCTCCACGTCACCAAATCCCCCTGCATTGTTCGGCATAATCCCCATTAAATTAGGTGGGACACGGTGCGCGGCTAACATGTCGTCACGGGTCGCGTCCTTGATGCCGGTAAACTCATCTTTGGCTGCAATCTGGCTGAATGGCAGGATTTGAAGGCCGTCTTTCTTCCCGCCTGCCGCGTAAACAAACAGGTTTTTAAATGCCCCGCCGCCACGTGCATCTTTCAGCGACTTCTTCAGTTGTTCAACGTCAGCATTGTTGGTGATGGGATCGGTGAGATAGACGATCACCCCTGCATGGCTACCGTTGATGTAGTAATTACGCCGGAACAGCGTGGCCTCACCATTCAGCATCGCCGATTGGATCACTGCCATGTATTCCGGTGTACCGTATATTTCCTGGTGAATGCTAGGGCTTTTAACGTGAAACACGCTGCCTGGCTCAAATTCGTGATCGTTGGCGTAGTACGTCACAAACCAGTATTGATCCAGGTTCTCCCCGCGTCGGGTGTACTTGGCATGGGTATGCTTTAGTTTCAGTGGCTGGCCGATGCGGTTCTTTCTCAGTTCCAAATACGCATTACCGAATACCAACCAGTCGAGTACAAAGGCGCTGGCATCCTGCCGTGATAACAGGGGATGTGGTTCGTAGCAGGACATGATGACATTGCGCTTGAACAGTATCGGTGACTGATGATGCACGGCAACGTCAAACATACGGGCCAGACCGTAGGTACTGATCGGTGGCTCGTACCAACGGCCATTTCTGGCGCACTCCATGCAGTCCAACAAGTCGCGTCTGTCCATGATGGGTTGGGCATCGCCAAATGAGAAAGACTGTAGCGACTCAATCGGCTGCTGGATCAGTTCCCCTGTTACGGGTGTCTGTGCCGCTGGGCTGCGTTGGCTGGCTGTGTGCGAGTAATGTTTCTTGCGTGACATGGTTAGAACTCCTGAATAAATCCATCATTACCGCCCGACTCGCTGCCGATTGGTTCATTGTGTAAGGCGTGCATGGTTGCCCACGCTATGTCGCCGTGGCTGCTGCCTTTTGTCCTGTCTGATGCATACGACGTCATGCCGCCCTGCGTAACAAATTTCCGTACCGTCATGAAAGACCGCGCCAGTTCCATCATCCCCGCGTCGTACTCAAAGCGCCCCGCACGGATCAGCATTTGGGCTTTCAGTACCAGTTCGCGTTTAACGCTGGGCGAGTATTGATATTTCACGGCGGCGGGGAAAAATTTGACGACAAGTTGATGCACCGCGCTACCGTTTCCGGTGCTATCAATGCCGATAAACTGCACGTTGTATTGGTGGGTCAGCTCTTTGATGACTTCAGCCTGTTTTTCAAAGGTCATGCCGCGTAACTGCCGTACCTCAATCACGCGGAACTTACCGCCAGGAACGGCAGGCGGTGAGACAATAGACAGACCAGCGCTGTCACCCGTGCCGCTGTCGCCGCTCGGATCGTAGCCTATCCAGACAGGGCGATTACCTAACGGTCGCTGCGTGTAGGGTCGCCAGTCCGGCCATACGTCATCGTTGTAGCCATCCACGCCACAGTTAATCAGCGCGGTATAATCAAAAGCCCGCTCACCGACGCTGACAAAACGGCAGGCGTAAAGGTTTTCAAAATCGTCAGGGCTGTTTTCAGACTTAATTTCATCCAGATCAACCAGGTCAAAACCTTGCTCTAACGTGTCATGAATGGTGACGATCTGCCGCCAGATATTGTCGCCGCACAGTAGCCCTTTTTTCAGCACCTTGTGGGTAACGTCGATCTCTACCCGTTCCGCTTTAGGGCGGCTTTTGTTAAAGAAATCACCTGTCCAGAACGTATAGGCTTCATGTTCTTCACTGGATGGCGTGGAGAAGTACGTGCGGCGCAATCCTTTTTGCGTCGCCATCCCCGCCGCGACTTTACGCAGGTTAAGAAAGTTGCTAACCCAAAAGAATTCATCAAAGTACAGATTGCCGGTGTAACTCTGTGCGGTTGCCGCTGACGTACCGAGAAAGTACAGAGTTGCGCCGTTCGACAGCACAATAGCGTCCCCGCCTTTCAGCTCCACACCGATGCTTGATGCCAGCAGTTGAATAAACCGCTTGAACTGGTACGCCTGCGCGCGGCTGGCCGACAGAAAGATTTGGTTAGTGCCGGTTTCCAATGCATCTAACAGCGCCTCACGCGCAAAATACCAGCTAGCGCCTATCTGGCGGCTTTTCAGTATCGCGCGGTTACGCTGCTTGCGCTTTTTGTACCAGCGCTTTTGGTGCTCGTAGAGTGATCCCAGTACCAGGGCGCGGAGCTGTGCGATCTGTTCGTCGGTAAAATGGTTCTTCGGCGCTTTCTTCCGTGTCTCCTTTTCCTGATCCTTTCGTTCATCGCGTGAAAAACGCGCCATCTGACGCCCTAACAAGTCGATGGTTTTAAAGTCATGCGGCGTGAGGTCGTCTTTCTCGATCAATCGTAAATAGCGCACTTCCGTGCGCTCCTGCGCCCGCTGGATCGGCGTGCTGTCATCCCACTTATCGCGCCTCCGCCATGAATACAGCGTGTTGTTACTCACCCCCAGCCGCTGAGCGATTTGAGGGATGCTATAAGCCTGCCAGTAAAGGCTTTTGGCTTCGTTGCGGATATCGGAAAGTAGATTCATGCATACAGGCTATCGCGCCCGCGCGCGGCAAAATATCGGCTCCCGTTGTCGTGGTTCCGCCACAAACGGCACCGATAGCGCCTGCGGTGAAGCATGGTGATGATAGGGGTATCAGACAGTCACCCTGTTATCACCGGAGCATTAACATGCCGATTTCAAAACCGTTTCTTGCCGCTGTTGAGGGCGCGACCTGCGACGGCCGCATGCTCGAGCGCGTGCATATTTCACAAATGGCGAAAAACTTCAACAAGCAGGTGCGCGGTGCGCGCGTGAACCTTGAACACATTCGCGGTTACTCGCCAACCAGCGATTTTCGGGCGTATGGCGATGTAGAAGAAGTCAGTGAGTTTGAAATTCAGGATGGGCCGCTCAAAGGCAAACTCGCGTTACAAATCAAGATTGATGCCACTGATGACATGGTGGCATTGAACACAAAGCGCCAGAAGATTTACCCCAGTATTGAAATTCACCCCTCTTTCGCTGACACCGGCGAAGCCTATCTGATGGGGTTGGGAATGACGGACGATCCCGCCAGTCTGGGCGTTGGCATTCTGGAGTTTAACGCCAAGTGCGGCGGAAAAGGCCCGTTGGATGGGCGAAAAACCAGCCCTGAATGTTTCTTCACGGCCGCTGATACGCCGATCACGCTGGAATTTGAAGACGGTGCGCCGACCGGCGACGCTGGGCGAAACTTCTTTTCCCGCATCACGGAACTGCTAACCGGCAGTCAGCAGCGGTTCAATAAAGAAAACGGTGAGCTGAAACAAGCCGTTGAACTGATCGCACAAAGTCAGCGTGATTTGTTGGATAAAACTGAAGCATTCAGTGCGTTGCAAACGCAAAACACCGAACTAAAAGGCAACGTGTCAACGCTGACGCAATCATTAACCGAGCTGAAAGCACAGCTTGCCGGACAGGATGGCAACTTTAGCCAGCGCCCGCCTGCCTCTGGTGGCAATCAGCAATCCAACGTTGTGTTAGCAGACTGCTAATCACCCTTTAAACCGAATATCGCAGGAACCTAACATGAAGAACGAAACCCGCGTGTTGTACGACGCTTACATTAATCGCCAGGCTGATCTTAACAGCGTCCAGCCTGCGCACGTTACCCAGCAGTTCAGCATCTCACCGTCAGTACAGCAGAAACTGGAAGATAAAGTTCAGCAATCCAGCGAGTTGCTGCAAAAGATCAATATCACCGGCGTATCCGATCAGGAAGGTCAAAAACTGGGGCTGGGTATCAGCGGCCCCGTATCCAGCTCGAATACGTCAACCACGGATCGGCGTGAACCGAAATCCGTTCACACGATGGATGATGATAAATACCGCTGTGAGCAAACCAATACGGATACCTTCATCAGCTACCCGCAGTTGGATATGTGGGCCAAATTCCCCGACTTCCAGCAGCGCATTAGCAACCAGATCATCAAGCGTAAAGCGCTCGATCGCATCATGATTGGTTTTAACGGCACCTCGCGTGCGGATAAATCCAATCTGGCAACCAACCCGCTGTTGCAGGACGTGAATATCGGCTGGCTGGAAAAATATCGCCGCCATGCCGCACAGCGCGTAATGAAAAATATCAAAGTCACCAGCCGCGATGATGAAAATAAAGTCATCGCGAAAGGCGATTACGGCAACCTCGACGCCGTGGTCTATGACGCCATCAATTCACTGCTGGATGAATGGTTTAAAACATCACAAGACCTGGTGGTTATTTGCGGCCGTCAGATTCTGGTCAGTAAAGAGTTCCCGCTGATTAACGCCATCAATACCAACAACCCCAATTCGGAAGCGCTGGCTGGTCAGTTGCTGGTATCGCGTAAAGCTATCGGTAACCTGCCAACCTTCATCGCGCCGTTCTTCCCTGATGGCAGCATGTTGATTACCCCGTTTAGCAACCTGTCGATCTACTGGCAGGAAGACAAGCAACGCCGCGCCGTGCGTGATGAGCCTGAACGCAACCGTATTGCGACCTATGAGTCATCCAATGACGCCTATGTCATTGAAGACTACGGCACGGGGTGCCTGATTGAAGGCATTACGTTTGCTGAAGCGGCACCAGTTGCACCAGTAGAAGGCTAATTTCAACGACAGCGGGCCGGATAACGTTCGGCCTGCGTCAAGGGGGCATCATGCTGACACCTGCACAGCGACATTTTCAAACTGTCATGGCCCAGCGCCACGGCAAATCAAACGGCGGTGACGTTGAGCACACCGCCTACGAACAGCAACTGCATCGGCTGAGGATGGATAAATCCCGTTTAAGCCAGGTGCAATCTGCCGCGACAAAGGCCGAACTGAAGCGGGAACTGCTACCCGATTATCAGGGCTGGGTTAATGGCGTCTTGGCGGCAGATAGCGGCCAGGCTGATGAGGTGCTGACCACCATCATGATCTGGTCGATCGATGCCGGATTGACTAGCGATGCGCTGCGTATTGCTGATTATGTCCTGCGCCATCGCCTGCCGATGCCCGACCAGTACAAACGCACAGTCGCCACCACGCTGGTTGATGAGATTTGCGATCCGGCACTGGCGGTCTTCAAGGCTGATACCAGCCGTGCGCCTTTGCCCGCTGCGCTGCTGTTGCAACTGGAACAGCTTACCGCTGGCGAAGACATGCCAGATCAGGTGCGCGCCAAACTTTACAAAACGCTGGGCTACACCTTGCGTCTGGATGCTAACGAACTGAGCGCCGCGCGCGACTGGTTGCAACGGGCGGTTACCTTGTTTGATGGCATCGGTGTTAAACGCGATATCGAGTTACTGGGGCGGGCGCTCAAGAAAGCAACCGAGGCAGAAACAGAAAACACGGACGCGCCTCCGACACCGCCTGCGGATAATCCAGCCGACAACCCCGTCGCCAAAGCAGCAAGAGCGCCGCGTAAATCGACGGCGGCGAAAGCATCACGAACTACGACACCACGCGCCCGAAAAAGCGCGTCGTAACCCAACGTGCCCCCGCGCACCAGGCGGCACGGCGTAATATGGGCAATTTATTGTGTCGTGTTACGTCGTCCACCGCCTGTCTTTTGAGGTAACGCCATGAGCCTGATTGCAACAGAGCCGGTAAGGCCGGCCACGCAGGACACCATCAACGATGGGGATGCGAAAGTGACGAGCCAGGCATTTTGGCCGGTGATTGTTCTGTCAGCCCTGCGCCGTGCGATGCGTCTCGATGGTCAGGTGACAACGGATCGCCTGATGGATAAAGCCATCGAAGCGGTAGCGCATGTTAACGGCCAGTTGAGCGACTGGCGAGGCAGTCAGGAGCAACGCGGCTTTGCCTCCCTGTCTGATGTTAAGTCAGAAGGCGCTGACGAAATCGACCAGATCAATGGCGAGTCCGTGCTGGTCTGGCGCTACCGCCGTGCGGTGTATTCCATCACCAAAGCGCTGTTGATTGAGGGTTATCGCGATATCGACACCACGCGCGAGGGAGAAAAGCACGCAGAAGCGTTGAGTTCACAGATTGACACGCTGTGGCGCGACGGACGCTGGGCTATTCGCGACATCCTCGGCGTTAATCGCGGCATGGCTGAGTTGGTCTGATGGAGGTTCGTGCGCAGCAAAATGACACCGTCGATCTGCTGTGCTGGCGCTATTACGGTAGAACAGACGGTGTAACCGAAGGGGTTTATGCGGCAAATCCAGGATTGTGTGAACGTGGGCCATTGTTACCGGCTGGCTTGCTGGTCACGCTGCCAGACGTTACCGCAGCAACACAACAGGAAATCATACAGCTATGGGACTGACAACGGATCGCGTGGCGTCAGCCATCACCTACCTGCTTGCCACGCTGATCGCCACCGCAGGACGAATGACGTTGAGCGACTGGGCAACGCTAATAGGGATTGCTATCGGGCTGCTCACGTTTTGGGTGAACCGGAACCACAAAAAGAACATAGAGCGTGACCAGGTACAACGCACAGATTTAATGCGTGAGTTGGTCAGGAAAGTTGATCATGAAAACCTGCCTGAAACGCTGGACGCTTTGCGCGTGATGAATGGGCAGGACACAGGACGCAGAGGCCGTGATGTTACCTGAAGCACTGAAACAGAAAATCATTCCCGTCGTTACCGCGTGTGCATTGGTGATAGCAACTGTGTTCGTTGGCTTTTTTGAGGGAAAAGAGAACGCCGCTTACCGTGATATTGCGGGAGTCTGGACGATTTGCTACGGCCATACCGGTGATGTAAAGGCGGGTGACTACAAGACAAGCGCTGAATGCGAAGCATTGTTACAGCAGGATTTAAAGCCCGCGTTTCATGCCATCGATCGGTTGGTTACGGTTCCACTCAGTGAGTTACAGCGCGCTGCACTAGCCAGTTTTATCTACAACGTGGGGGCGGGAGCATTTGAGCGTTCGACCCTGCTTAAAAAGCTGAACCGTGGCGATCTCACCGGCGCATGTAATGAATTACGCCGCTGGAATAAAGCCGTTGGTCAGGTCTGGCAGGGGTTAACCAACCGCCGCGAGGCCGAGAGAGTGCTATGTCTGGAAAAGTTATAGCGACATTAGCCGCCGCGCTGCTGTTTATCACTGCTATCGCACTGGCTGACCACTACCGACAAGAATCACAGCGCCTTTCCGGTGAAGTGGCAACCTTAATCAACGAGCGGGACAGTACCAGTCGCATTATCAGTAATCAGCAACGTACCTTCCAGATATTCAACACGCTGTCCCGTGAGGCTGAGCATGATAAACGCCGGATACAACAAGATGCCGATACACGCAGCCAGACCATTAATCAGGCACTGGCCGGTCAAGTCTGTAGTGATGAGTTTGTGCCTGATGGCGCTGCTGTGCCGTTGCTCGACTACGCGAACCGTTTACGTGCCGATAGCGTGCGTTCCCCTGCCAGCGAACCTAACCGAACCGACAGTAATACCGCTGCCGCAGGGCGCGATAGTCAATAATCGGCTGACCTACGGCCAGTCTGTTAACTGGAATAGCCTGCTGCTGGCTGCGCTGGAGAGCGCCAACCACGACAAGGCACTAATTCGCCAGGCCGAACAACAGAGAGAGAAATAACATGCTAAAAGCGGAGCTGCTGAGAAAAGCCATTAGCGAACAGGTGCCGTGGTTACGCGAAAATCCTGATCAACTGGTCGTCTATGTTCAGAAAGGTAATGCAATCAGTACCGGTGCGCGTTCCGCCTCCTTTGAATATCGCTACACGCTGGAAGTGCTGGCAATGGACTACCCGCATTCTATCGATACGCTGATGGTGCCAATACTAATGTGGGCGCGAATCTATCAGCCGGATTTATTGCTTAACCCAGAACGGCGTAAAACGGGTATTACGTTTGAGGCCGATTTACTGAGTAATAGCACTGCCGATTTACTGATCCGCATTCAGGCCGATGAGGCGGTGATCGTCACTCGCAATGACGCTGGCGAAATCAACATTCGTCATCGTGCTGACCCGCCTTCCGACCCGATGGAAGGTATGGACGGATGGTCACTGCTGACAAATGGCGATGTGGCTAACATGGTTGTTCATGACTCGACAGCAGGTCAATGATGAGCCAGAACGATGCACTGTTTCAGGAGTTGGATGGGTATCTGCAATCTGTTGTCGAACACCTGGCCGCTAATCAACGACGTCGCTTATCACGACAGATTGCAACGGGGCTACGTAAGCGCCAGCAGCAACGGATTGCACAGCAAAAGAATCCCGATAGTTCGTCGTACGAAGGGCGTAAAAAGCAAACGCGCCGCACACAAGGCGGTGTCCGATTTATGTGGAAAGGTGAGGCGCGAGAGCTGCGTAACTGGCACAGCAGCAAAGGCCGCAGCGGTGAGCGAATGATTACCGGCTTTGATGTTGGTCGCGGCGGTTTGCGCTCGTTCCTGCGTGCTGACATCGATCGCTATCTCAGTATTAACGTAAGTAGCGTCTCCGCCGCACCGGCACGTAAAGAAAAGATGTTCCGCAAGTTGCGTACCGTCCGTTTTTTACGCATCGAAACATCACCCAATAGCGCGGCCGTTGGTTTCAGCGGTCAGGCAGGCATCATCGCGCGTATTCACCAGTTCGGCGAGGCTGACAAAATAGGACGCTCGTCCGTGCGTTACCCCATCCGTGAATTGCTGGGCCTTACGCCCCCCGATCTCGACTGGGTAGCTGATATCATTACGAACTTCATTCAGCCCGATTAGTTGTTACCGCCCCCCTACAATCCCCTTTCGTTGTGCGCCCGCGCGCGACATCTGAAACTGGCGCTATGAATTAATTACCGAGCGCCAGCCATGACCACCAATGAGTTTGACCGCCTGCTGCATAACCTGATCCGTATCGGTACGGTTATCGATGTCGATCATGCGCGTCATTTAGCCCGCGTAGAAACCGGCGGGAATACGACTGACTGGATACGCTGGGGTGTGGCACGCGCAGGTGATGCAAAAACGTGGTGGCCGCTGTCGGTTGGTGAGCAGGTTGTTATGGTCGCACCAGGCGGCGATCTGGAAATAGCGGTGATCGTGTTCAGTTTGTATTCCAATCAGCACAGTGCGCCCAGCAACACCCCAAAGGTACACACTACCGTTTATCCCGATGGAGCCAGCGAAACATATGATGCAAACACCTCAACGATGACCGTTAAAGGCGTCAAAAATGTGATCGTTGAAGCGGCTGAATCTATCACGCTGGACACTCCTAAAGTGATTTGCACCCAGCATCTCAGCACGCAAACGCTCAGCGTAGAAAAAGGCGGCACGATGCGGGGTGATATCACCCACACCGGCGGCCAAATATCATCAAACGGCGTGGTTGTAGACAGTCATACACACGGCGGCGTACAGCGCGGCGGTAGCAAAACGGACGGCCCGCAATGAGTAATGAAAAATACATCGGCATGAATGCCAGTACCGGTCGCGCTATCGCTGATGATGAGCATATCAGCCAGTCAGTACGCGATATTTTAATCACCCCTGTCGGTAGCCGAGTGATGCGTCGTAGCTACGGTTCGCAGCTTTTTTCTCTAATTGACGAACCTCAAGAACTCGCAATAAAGCTAAAGATAACGTCAGCCATCTACAGTGCATTAATGCGCTGGGAGCCACGTATCACACCGACAAAAATCACGCTGGAAACCCGTGGTGCCGGACTCGTTGCCGTCACACTTCAGGCGAAGCGTACGGATAATATGGCGGCATTTAGCGCCACGGTTTCACTACAGGGGGCGTGATGAGCGGATTGATTGATTTATCCCTATTGCCTGCGCCTGATGTCGTGGAAGCGCTGGACTATGAAACGTTGTACGCGGAGCGTAAAGCGATGTTTATCGCCCTGTTTCCGTTAGAAAAACGGGATGCCATCACGCGCACGTTGGCGCTGGAATCCGACCCGATAACCAAGTTGCTGCAACTGTCCGTCTATCATGAGTTGTTATTGCGACAGCGGGTTAACGAAGCGGCCAGCGCCAACATGCTAGCCTACGCTGCCGAAAGCGACCTTGAACAGCTTGCTGCTAACTTCAATGTGCAGCGTTTGGTTATCACAGCAACAGATACTGAAGCGATCCCCCTCATTGACGCGGTCATGGAGTCTGACGCCGATCTGCGTACACGCGCGCAGCAAGCATTTGAGGGGTTGAGCGTTGCGGGGCCGACTGCGGCCTATGAATTTCATGCGCGTAGCGCCGATGGTCGAGTCGCTGACGCCAGCGCCGTAAGTCCCAGCCCTGCCACCGTCACTGTCACCGTGCTGTCACGTGACGGTAATGGCAGTGCCAGCAATGCGCTGTTGCAGGTCGTTAATGCCGCACTAAACGCCGAGAACGTGCGGCCGGTTGCCGATCGGGTAACCGTTCAATCCGCTGTCATCATCCCCTATGACATTACCGCCACGCTGTATTTCTACCCAGGGCCGGAAGCCGAGCCGATTCGCATCACAGCAGAAGCGCGCCTACAGGCCTATATCACCGCGCAGCATCGGTTAGGCCGAGATATTCGCCGCTCTGCGATATTCGCTGCGCTTCATGTCGAAGGAGTGCAGCGCGTTGATTTGGGAAGCCCTGCCGAAGATATCGTGCTGGATAAAAGCCAGGCCTCCTACTGCGCTAACTGGACACTGAATAGCGGGGGCTCGGATGAATAACAGTCTGTTACCTGTCGGTTCATCCGAGTTGGAGATTGCCGCAGCAAAAGCCTGTGCGGAATTATCCCGCACGCCAATCCCGCTGCGCCAGTTATGTAACCCTGATTCGTGTCCGGCAAACCTGCTGCCCTACCTCGCATGGGCATTCTCTGTTGACCGCTGGGATGAAAAATGGCCTGAAATCATCAAGCGTCAGGCGATAAAAGATGCCTACTTCATCCATCGACACAAAGGCACCATCGGCGCACTGCGTCGCGTTGTGGAGCCGTTCGGCTATCTGATCAGAATTATCGAATGGTGGCAGTACGGTGGCGAGCCAGGCACGTTTCGGCTTGATATCGGCGTGCAAGACAGTGGTATTACCGAAGAAGTTTTCAACGAGCTTGAGCGGCTGATTGCTGACGCTAAGCCTGCATCACGTCACCTGCTGGGGCTGAATATCAACCTGGACACGCAAGGCGCAGCGTACGTCGCGGCAACTAGCTACAGCGGCGACACGCTGACCGTTTACCCCTATTTCCCTGAGACTATCACTGTGTCTGGTCTGGAAGTGACAGTCGCGGCATTACATTTAATCGATAACGTGAGCGTAAACGCATGAGTGCAAAATATCTTGTCCTGTTAACGAACATTGGCGCGGCAAAGCTGGCTAATGCTACGGCGTTAGGGAGTCGCCTGAATATCACACAAATGGCCGTTGGTGATGGTGGCGGCATCTTGCCGACACCGAGCCCAGCACAACTCACGTTAATTAATGAAAAACGCCGCGCAGCAATCAATACCTTGAGCACTGACCCACAAAACCCCAGCCAGATCATTGCCGAGCAGGTCATTCCTGAAAATGAAGGCGGGTGGTGGATACGTGAAATCGGTCTTTTTGATGACGACGGCAATCTGATTGCTATCGCCAACTGTCCTGAGACGTACAAACCCCAATTGCAGGAGGGCAGCGGACGCATACAGACCGTGCGTATGATCCTGATTGTCAGCAGCACTGATGCCGTGACGCTGAAAATCGACCCATCTGTCGTGCTGGCAACGCGTAGCTATGTTGATAACGCTATCGACACCCATGAGAGAGGCCGAAAACACCCAGACGCCACGCTAAACGCAAAAGGTTTTGTACAACTAAGTAACGCAACGAACAGCGACAGTGAAGCTCTGGCCGCAACCCCCCGGGCAGTGAAAGCCGCCGTTACTACTGCGAATAATGCCGCTACCGCAGCAGATAACGCCAACACGAACGCCAATGGCCGTGTGCCGTCAGGAAGAACGGTAAACGGCAAAGCGCTGACCGCCGATATTGCATTAAATGCCGTAGATATAGGAGCTTACACAAAAGCTGAAACCGATAATCAGGTAGGCACAGCACTCACCGCAGCGAACAACGCCAACACAAACGCCAATGGACGTGTGCCGTCAGGGCGAACAGTAAACGGCAAAGCGCTGACCGCCGATATTGCATTAAATGCCGTGGATATAGGGGCTTACACAAAAGCTGAAACCGATACTCAGGTAGGCAAAGTACTCACCGCAGCGAACAACGCCAACACAAACGCCAATAGCCGTGTGCCGTCAGGGCGAACAGTAAACGGCAAAGCGCTGACTGCTGATATTGCGTTAAGTGCCGCAGAAGTTGGAGCTTTAGCAAAAGACCAGAACGGCGCAGACATTCCGAATAAGCCATTATTTTTATCCAATATTAATGCAGTGAGTACGGACACGTTCCAGGTCATTACGGGGAAAAAATTACTATCGGCTGATGACGATGCGCTGACAATAAAGCCAAAAGCGCAAGGACAACGTGCATATATACAATTCAACAATGCTGCGAGTGATACAGCGATAGCGTTCGTTGGTCTGCGCTACGGTGCAGATGAGCAAGGGCTGACGCTCGAACATCGGTCAGGCGCGTCAATTAGAATTGCCGACGGCGCAATCAACTTTTATGGATTGCCGCATGGTGCAACGGCACCAACTGGCACAAACACAACGCAGCTCGCATCAACGGAGTTTGTGCAAAACGAATTGGCGGCGACAGCTGGAATGCCTCGGCCGTGGCCGCGCGCCACTGCACCAACCGGCTGGCTAAAATGTAACGGTCAATCGTTTGATATATCCGCATTTCCGCGTCTGGCCGCAGCATATCCAGCAGGTGTTTTACCAGACTTGCGCGGTGAATTTATGCGGGGTTGGGATGACGGGCGCGGCGTCGATTCTGGTCGTGCTCTGCTTAGCGCTCAAAGTGACGCGATCAGGAACATAGTCGGCGAAATCTGGACTAGCGCAGCAAGCCAGCAATTTCTTGGTGAGACATTGTCGTCGAGTGGTGTATTTGAACTGCTATACGAATTCGCAGTCGGCGCGATTCCTGATGCTGCTGGTAACTCATGCCCGACTCGCATGAAATTTGACGCAGGACGCACAGTACCGACAGCAAATGAAAACCGCCCGCGTAACATCGCATTTAACTACATCGTGAGAGCAGCATAATGAGCAACTATTCAACACAAATCAAAAACGCAGAACTGAATGAGCGCGGGTTAGCAATCAACACGGGCTGGATTACGGTTTATCACGTTAATCCTGCTACACGCGAATATCAGAGTGCAAGTTATGAGTATGTCATGCAGGGCGTTGGCCTGCCTGCTGACAGCTACGCAGACGAGCCAGCGTTACCGCCCGTTGGTCAAGCCCTGCGCCGTTCCGTTGACGGGAAGACATGGGAAGTCGTACAAGACTATCGCGGCCAGACGGTCTACAGCACCGAAACCCGACAGGCGCAGACCGTGGCGCAGTTCGGCGATCTGCCGGAAGGTGTCACGCTGCTGAAACCTGTTACCGAATTCGACATGTGGAACGGTAAAAAGTGGGTGATCGACAAAGCCGCGAAAGCCGCAGCCGCGCTCAAGACGGCACAGCAGGAACTGGCAGCACGCAAAGCCGCTGCCACGGCACGCATCAACGAACTAACGTATGCGGTCAATCTGGACATTGCGACAGATGACGAGAAAGCGGCACTGGCAGAGTGGCAAAAATACGCCGTATTGCTAAGTCGGGTTGATGTAAGCGCAACGGCTATTGAATGGCCGATGGTACCGGATGAAGAATTGATCGTTACAGCCGATCAATAACGAAAAATTGATCTGTATAAACGTTTATAAAATAGTCAACCACGATGTCATTATGTGTATGGTTTTAAAACAATAATGATACATCGGGGAAAGCGAAGCCCACTGTTTGCCAGGCAGTGGGCTTTTTTCATCGAGCACAGTTAAAAGCGTCGATGTCACAAGGATAATCCGATATCCATATCACCCAGCATTTCCCGTAAATCCTCGCTAACACGCTCAAGATTTAGCGTGAATGAGATATGCCGTGCTTTCCCGTCCGTGAAAAATTCAGAGCGGGTTTCATTGATGTTGGTAATCACGTACATACCGTAGATATTCCCCGTCCCCTCGATCAAGGGCCAGGCTTTCCCTGTGTAAGCCATCGTTTGCAGCACGTTTAACGACACGTCACCGCCGGTTATTTCTGGATACAGCTCACCGGACAGCGTGATCTTATCTTCGCCTGCCCCGATGTACTGATAATGCGGGGATTTACCTACTCGGTCATTTTTAACGTGCCGCCAAGTGCTGTCATGGCTCAACGACTGATACGGCGTAGTTTGCCGCATGAAAACGAACATACCCAAAATCATCATCATGATAAAAACCCTATACGTGATCGGTCAGTTGTGAGCGCTGGCGACTCTGCTTGCGGCGTTCAATGTCATCAATTTCCCGTCGCAATCTGGCGACGAGTTTGTCTTCATCCAGGCTGCGTGCATCCTGAATCGTGATATTGATTTCATATTTGTCTGTGTTGGCCATACCGGCAGACATCGCCGTTCTCATCTGTGCTGCAGGTGAATTGATGGCCGGAACGTCTGCCCCAACGGGTTGCACAGTGAACGGCAGGACGGAAGCGGCCAGCAGGCCGGCGGTTTGCTTCACGCGTTCCAGTAATGGGATTTTGGGCTGTGCAGGCATAACCTGTGATTCACGGTAGCCGTTCGCCAGCATGACGGCGGGCGGTACATTTTTAAAAACGATATCTCCCAGCTTGTTGGGATCTTTTTTCTCTTCTGTGGTTGCCTTGCTGCCTGTTTTTGCTGTCGTTGGGTTGCTGCCAGTCAAATCCTGCAATGCACCTTTGGGTTTAGGGGTATTGCTTTCACCCGCCGGCTGTTTTGCTGCTTCACCGGTTTTAATAACCGCATCGGCTTCTTTGGGGGGCTGTGGCTTCCACTCCTGCGCCACCATTTTCTTTTGTTTCTTATCCCACACATACATAACAGGCTTTTTAGGCTCATCACCTTTTTGTGGGATCGCCCCGTTCATGGCATTTGATGCTGAGACGGCGGCGTTTGCGGCTTCAGGGATAACACCTAGCTTTTCCAGTATCCAGCCAATCCCTTCGGCCACTTTCAAAATAACCGTCACTACGCCGCCAATCGCCACCCCGACCACTTCACCGAATACCCGCCCAGCGTCCGTGCACTGTTTCAGTGATTCAGATGAGGCATTGACCGGTTCAAACAGTTTGGTGAACCAATCCCATACGCCACTAATCGCCCGCCCGATCCCGTCAAAAATAGGTGATAGTGCTGAGAAGGATTGCTTAACCGGTTCAAGGCCAGCAACCAGACCGCTAAAGTAGCCGCTGAAAAACGCCTTGATCGGCTCCCAGTATTTGTAAATCAACACACCAGCAGCAATGATTGCTACGCCGATTAACCCGATGGGACTCAACAACAACATGAGGCCAGTACGTAGAATGTTAAATACCGCCATCCCTGATCCGCTCAGTGCCGAAAATCCCGATGTCGCCAGCATCCGCACGCCATTCCCCAGCGCAGATAACGCAGCGCCTGGCTGAGTGAATGCCATCAGCAAGGAACGGCCAGCGCTCTGGGCAATACCACCGATTCCACCGATGCCACTGCGTATACTGGTAAGGATGCCACCCCACGCGCGGGTGCTGGACAGGCTACCGGTCATAACGCCACTAAGCCTGCTGAACATACTTGTAACGGTGCCAATACCCTTACCACCGCTTAACAGGGATAGGCCAAGTTGCAGTTTGGAAAATGGCCCCATCAATATGCCAGTCGCAAGAGAGACGGTGCCGATGGCTGCGGTGAGCGCCAGTGCACCGCCAACAACAACGAGCAGCGTTTGAGCCAACTCAGGGTTAGCCGTTACCCACTCGCGGACGCTATTCACTAACGCCGTCGCGCCCTGAGCCAGTTTGCGCAAAACGCCAGAGTCATTTTCAAAGATGGCAAAACGTAACCCACTCAGTGCGCCACCCAGCTTGTCGATATCCCCCGACAGGTTATCGCGTAGCGTGCTGCCCATGCGATCCGCTGTTCCGCTGACATTGCTAAACTGGTCTGTGGTATTTGCCAGTGCTGACAGAAAGTTAGGGATCTGATCGATAGACAGGTCTTCTATTGGCGTGCCAAATAAGGCAATAGCCGCATTTGCTCGCTCGGCGGGGTCTTTAATCTTCAATAGCCCCTGCGCGGTTTTCTGCATCGCGTTACGCGCCTGTGCGCCGCCACTGGCGATGGCCGACGCGACACGTTTCGCATTCAAGCCGATGGTGTCATACGCCGCTACGCTGGCCTTGGACAGGTCAGAGCCACGGATTGAGAACTCTTTGACGGCATCGCCGGTCTTATCCAGCGCAAATTTCCCCTGCTGCGCCATATTGACCAGCAGCGTCATAGCTTCTGATCCGCTGTAGCCCATATTCCTGAAATGCGTCGAATACTCATGCAGTATTTCGGGCAGTTCGCCCCGCATTTGTGATGACACGCGCTGCATTCCCGCTGCCATCAAATCAAATGCCTCGTCGCTGCTGGCTGCAAGGCCATTTTTCATCATAATGGCAGCAATCTGGATATGCTCAGCCGTATCACCGCCGAGCACGGATTGCATATCCAACGCCTTGCGCGTGATCCTGTCTAACTCAGCACTGCCTACTTCCCCCAATGCGCCCAGTGAGCTACGCACCGCAGACAGGGTGTTTGCGATATGGGCAAGGTCATCACTCACCCCGTCGCTATTGATGCCTTTAATCATGCGTGAATACTGCGTACCCATTGATGAGGCTTCAGCATTTTGCGCAGCAATCACTGCGCCGCTTTTATCTGATTGCAGGCTGGGTGCCATCATTCGAGCGCCGACATAGGCACCGGCAGCGCTCGCACCGATCGCCATTGTGCCTGTGCTGCGCAGGTTGCTTGCCGTCTGCTGCATCCGATCGTAGCGCGTGCGCGCCTGTGTCACTGCCGCCAGTCGCCGTTGCTGTTCCGCTAACTGGCGGTTATAGCGCGCAGTTTGATCGCTAATCTGGTCTGTCGCTCGGCGACTGCGATCCAGTATCACGCCATGCCGTGCCAGCTCTGTCCGTAATTGCTTTAGCTGTTCGGTTTCGTTTGTCTGAGCGGTTGATAATTGCCGGATAAGCTCACGCTGCCGCTTCAGTGCCGCGTTTTGTTCATCCGTTCGTGTACTGGCTGCGCCAAATTCGGCGCGCATCGCAGCGGCTTTGGCTTTCGCTTGTTCCAGTTCGCGGGTTGTTTTAGCGGATGCGGCGCTCAGTCGGTCAAAGCTGCTGGCCTGCCGTCCTAGTCCGTTGAGGGTGTTTTGTGTTGCTCTGATTTGATCGGCCAGCGCCGCCGTGCCGCTGCGTGCAGCACTGACGGGCCGAGCCATATTATTGATCGCGCTGAACGCCACGCGAATATTGAGATTGCGATCTGTCATTCCGAGTTTCCGCTTCTAACGGCCGCTCGGCTGCGCCATGCCAGTAATTCATCTACTGGCATGGCATCCATCGCCGACGGCAACCAATGGAAAATTGCTGCGATGTCGGCCATCACCTCTTCAACACAGTTAAACGGGCACTGAATTACGCCGTTACCGCGTCCGTCTCGTTCGCTGGGGAAGAGGGTTGCAAAAAAGTGGCCACCGCGTTGGATAGCTGGCAAAAGTCCCAGGTGTCCATCGTGGTCAGTTCTTCTTTCGTCAGCGCCGGACTGGTGATGCGCGGGAGCAACGTCAGCAGGCTGTCAACATCGGACGTCATCACATCGTAGACTTTCAACCCACGCAGCGATCCGGCCTGTTTCAGTGCACCGGTGATCGTGACTTTTTTCACGTCACCGCCTTTACGCGTAATCGGGTTTTGCAGAATGACGATGTTATTTTGTTTCTCGGTCATGATAAAAATTTCCTGTTATAGCCCAACGTTAGCGCGGTGTTTTTCCAGCATATCGACACCGGCCACTTTATAAATCATGTTCAGCACATCCACTTCCATGACCTCTTCACCGCTGATCGTCAGCTTGAAGTAGGTATTTTTCAGCGTGTATTTATGTGCCGTATCTTCACCCACTTTGGCAGAGCCTGGGTCAAGATCGGTAAACCGGCCGCGCGTCTGGATTTCACACGGCACGGCTTCGCCTGTGGTTTCATCCTGATACGAACCTGCAAAGCGCGTTTGCATACCGTCAGCTGTGGCGACACCCCATTTTTTCAGCAAGTTGGCATCCAGCCCGCCGAGCGTGATTTCCATATCCAGCGCGCCCGCATCAAAACCGAAGTCAATCGCGACAAAGCCAGGCATGCCGCCCGCCTGATAGTCTTCTGTCTTGCGCGTGAGTTTGGGCGGTGTCACTTCCGGCACCTGGCCGAAATAGTTGTCACCGTCGATAAACAGATTGAAGTATTTAAGTTTTTTTGGCAGAGACATGATTTACCCCTTACCCGCTGAACGTGTTGGCAAACGTCGCGAAGTATTCGTCAGTAAACTCCTGCACCAGATCCAAATGCTCTAATGGCGGAACGGGTGTGTAGTTGTACTTGATGGTTAATTTTCCAGTGCGTAGCGTTTCGCCGGTGTTGGTTTCTTTGTCATACCAACAATTCGCACCCAGCAGACGGCCAGCGGTGACCAGCGCCGTTAACTTGCGGTTGATGCCGTCCACAATATCCTTTGCCAGTGAGGGCGTAAGCGGCTTATCGATGTAGAAGAAATGCGCTTCTGCGATGGTGTCTGCGAGGATTTGCGCCGTACGGGTGTAGCTTTCAAAAAGGTAGGTTTCACGATCACAAGTGCGCGATCCCCAAAAGCGAAAGCCGTTTTGCTTAATCAGCGTAGTGATACCGTTGCTGTTCAGCTCGTCGGCGTCGGTATCGGTTCCCTGTAGCGTGAAATACACATCCTTGCTCAGACCTAGCACGCCGTTTACCGCAACGTTGGATAACACCTTGTGCCAGCCGGTTTCCGCATCAATTTTGGCACGTAGACCAACCGCAAACGCTGGCGCGGGTACGGTAACGCTTTCCCCTTTGGCCGTGTCATAGGCGATAAAATCAGGCCAGATCACCATAAGTTCGCGCTGGGAGAAGTTTTCACGGTACGTTTTTGCCGCCGCGATGGTCGCGCAGTCATGCGCGCTGACATAAGCGAACGCGTTTAGCTTTTCAGCCATGACGGCCAGTTGCGCGGCAACGGCTTGGGTATCCAGTTCCGGTACAGCCAGTACGCGCGGGCGAACACCAATTCGTGCCTCTGCCGACAGCAGCGCATACAGCCCCGTATAGCGCCCGTTGGCATCGGAACCGCCGATCACTAACTGATCTTGCGTCGGTTTAGGTTCATTGCCTTCCGCCTGCGCATTCGCCGCATCTGCCACGCGGATCACCACCGTTTGAGGACTGGCTTGATCGGAAATGCATTTCAGCGTCGTGTGTAACGTACCGGTTTTTCCTGCCTTGCCTAACACGCTGGCAACGCGGGTTAACAATACGGGTTCGTTTAACGGGAACGTATCAGCGTCGGCATCATCGGCAGTGCACACCACGCCGATCACTGCCGAGTCGATATCGTTAATGATGGTGCTGAGATCCGTGGTTTCTCGGACGGTCACACCGTGATGATAATTAGTCGCCATGTTTGTTGCCTCAATGCGTCAAATGTCCGGCTTCATGATTGCGGGATTTCGTGGGCTGCGCACGGCGTTTGCTGTGTCTTAGAAACGTGACAACGAGCGCTGATTGTTCCTACGCGCGCGTAACGCGAGTATTCAGTCAGAGATCAGGGGGTAACAATGTCAATCATGGACACGGTAGGGGTTATTTCTGGGCGGTTGGACGAGTATTCACCCCGTCCGGCGTTTATGGTGAGGGTCGGCGATAAGCAGGTTACGGAGCTGAATGATCGGCTGATGTCGTTATCGCTGACAGATAACCGAGGCTTTGAAGCGGATTCACTGGAATTGGTGCTGGATGATGCAGACGGAAAATTAGCCCTGCCGGAGCGTGGCGCAAAGGTCACAGTGGCGCTAGGCTGGGCTAATGGGCCGCTAATCAGCAAGGGGACATTTACGGTTGATGAAATTGCGCATCGTGGCCCGCCGGATCAGCTAACAATTAGCGCCCGCAGTGCCGATTTCAGAGAGACATTCAACGTTAAGCGTGAATACAGTTGGCACAATGTTACCGTCGGATTTTTGGTATCTGCCATCGCTAGCCGCTACGGGTTGAAAGCAGGCGTGACAGAACGGCTGGCTAAGCTGGAACTTGACCATGCTGATCAGACCAATGAATCAGATATCAGCTTCCTTACTCGCATGGCAGAAATGGTTGGGGCAATCGCCACGATAAAAAACGGTATGTTGCTGTTCATTGTTCCAGGGCAGGCGGTATCACAAAGTGGCAAGCCGTTACCGGCCATCACCATTACCCGCAGCAGCGGAGACAGCCACAGTTTCCGTGTTGCTGATCGTGACGCCTATACCGGTGTTACAGCGTACTGGCTGGATCTGAATTTTGGTAAAACCAAGACCACAAAGGTAAAAAATAAACGTAAAACCAGTACGCCCACTAAAAAGAAAGCACCTGCATCCAGCAGTAAAGAGGGGAATTATCTGGAGGGTACGGAAGGTAATGTTTATGTCATGCGCTCGACATTTAAAACCGAGCAAGCTGCAAAACGCGCCGCCGCGGCTAAATGGTCGAAGTTACAACGCGGGGCAGCAGAATTCAGTATGACGTTAGCGCGAGGTCGTGCCGATTTATATCCCGAATTACACGCCCGTATGTCTGGGTTTAAAACGGTTATCGATAATGCCGACTGGATAATTACGCGCTGTGTACATGATATCAACCAATCGGGATTTACTACCTCGCTGGAATTTGAAGTGAAAATAACGAACTGGGCAGCAGACGATAATGATGATTAATGCAACGTCTGTGTATAATACCAGTAACACCAACAGTTTGAGGGGTTGTCATGGCGATCAAATGTCCAAAGTGCCGCGCAACTGCAAAAACACGTACCAGCGTAGAACTCAGCCCATTGGTTCGACGTAGCTATCACCAGTGCCAAAACATGATGTGCGGTTACTGCTTCACCAGCATGACGCACATCGACGAACCACTAAACGAAACCCGCCCTGCACCAGGCGCCCGCGTCCCGCCCAACGTGTTTCCCCGCAGCCACTGCGGGGAGAATCAGCTGGATCTGGGGGTTTAAATCAGATGAAAGAAAAGCTCGCGATAGTGATATATCGCGAGCTTTTAGTTATATCAAAAAAGGTATAAAAACATGAATGTTGATATTATTGGTGATTTAGATGATTCGGTAAGATTACAAAGATATATGAACTTTGCGAAATTTATTTCGCTGCTTGATAATCGAGAGATTTTTTTATGTAAAACATCTTTATTCGAGGATGAGCTGGAAGGTGGATTTACTGTTATTGATGAAATGTTGAGTGATGGATCTGCCGCTATACTTGACAATGTTGTTAACAATCTATTGCCTACTGTTAATAAGCAAACGCTTGAAGAAAGAGAAGAAAGAAATAAAATCAGTGCTGATGTAATGAAGCATGTTGAAGAAGAGCCGTATCATACTGTTTTCGGAGATATTGAAAAAAAGGATTTTAGTCATCAAGAACTTCATGAAAGAATTAAAGATTTTATTGATGTATGCTGTTGGCATAGTAATGAAAAAGAAAGCATGGCAATGTGGAAAATTTATGGAGAGGATGATTTTGCTGTTTGCGTCATTACTGATGTTGGGAATATAAAAAGAAGTATAATTAAAAATAAAGAGTATAAAATTTTAATTGCTAAGGTGAAATATCTTATTTATGAAGATGAACACTTTAAACAAGAACATCCGCTTGCTCAATATATGCATAAAACAGATTTTTACTCTTATGAGAATGAAGTAAGAATCATAGGGTATGACCCAACATCAAATATTTATGAAGAACGAAAGGCGTCAGGCACACGTATTGGCGTCAATCTTCAAGAATTAGTACAAGAGATCAGAGTATCGTCGACGGCTCCTGACTGGTTTCTCGGCCTTGTCCGTTCAATATGCAAAAAATTTTCCTTAGATGTGCAAGTTTGCAGATCAGGAATAAATATAAAACACTCCTATTATAATAAAAAATAATATATACAGACGCATGTAAGTCTACCCTGTCACTAGCTTATGAAAAACCCCGCAACCAAACGCGGGGTTTTTGTTTCGATGTGGTCAATGTGTGGACATTGTGAGAAATAAATCCTTTTATTTCTATGTGTTACGGAAATGATGTCTACACCATCCCTGTCTTTTCGCCCTCCATGATGGAGGGCTTTTTTTTATCTAAAATTCGGCACGAAAAAAGACAGCGTAAGGGAGTGGTAACGCGTAGAATATGAGCATCAAAAATGATGCTCATGAATGTTCCCTGACCTGTCTTCAGGCTTTTGGCGACATCCTCATAAAAGCACGCAGAAACACCGTTGGCCGCTCGCCATTACATGGCGATGACATACTTTCCCTGTACCATTGCTTCACCGCGTTAGCCTCTGCCATGACAGTGGGCGGCGCATTCTTTTATTTTAACTTTTGATATCAATACCATGACCCGTTCTCCCCGTTCGACCGCCTGGTTACGCGTCGTCAGCCTTTCTCTGGCGGCATTCATTTTTAACACCGCTGAATTTGCCCCTGTTGCGTTACTGTCAGACATCGCTGCCAGTTTTTCCATGAGCGCTGCGCAGGTTGGGCTGATCATCACGATTTATGCCTGGGTAGTTGGGCTGATGTCGCTGCCCTGCATGCTGCTGTCCAGTGATATGGAACGACGTAGCCTGCTGATCAAAATCTTTATCCTGTTCGCCATCAGTAATGTGCTGTCCGGCCTCGCCTGGAATTATTGGGTGCTGATCATGGCCCGTATCGGCGTGGCGCTGTCTCATGCGGTGTTCTGGTCGATTACGGCATCGTTGGTGGTGCGTCTGGCGCCTGCGGATAAAAAAGCACAGGCGTTGAGCCTGCTGGCGACCGGAACGGCGCTGGCGCTGGTGCTAGGGTTACCGCTGGGGCGTGTGGTCGGGCAGTATCTGGGCTGGCGCGTGACGTTTGTCCTTATTGGCCTGATCGCTGCGGTGATTATGGTGGGCCTGATGAAGCTCCTGCCTGTGTTGCCGAGCAGCAATTCCGGTTCGTTGAAGAGTTTACCTCTCTTGCTTAAGCGTCCGGCGTTGCTGTGTGTGTACGGCCTGACGGTCATGATCGTGACGGCGCATTTTACCGCCTACAGTTACATCGAGCCGTTTATCCTGAAAGTGGCGTTGTTGAGTGAAAACTTCACGACCATCCTGTTACTGATTTTTGGCGGTGCCGGAATCATTGGCAGCATGTTGTTTAGCCGCTACAGCAGCAAGTATCCTGCCGGCTTCCTGATTGTGTCGTTCGCGTTTCTGGCGGTGTGTTTGCTGCTATTGCTACCTTTGTCATTCAGCGGATGGAGCTTGTCGACGCTGTGCATCGTCTGGGGTATCGCCATTATGGCGCTAAGTCTGGGCATGCAGGTCAAGGTATTGACGTTGGCATCGGATGCAACTGATGTAGCGATGGCACTCTATTCGGGGATCTATAACATCGGGATCGGCGGCGGCGCGCTACTCGGTAATCAGGTTATTACCCATTTGGGCCTGCCCGACATCGGCTACATGGGTGCAGCGATGGCGATACTGGCGACGGTGTGCTGTATTTTTACGTTTGTTCGCTATTCCCATGTGCTAAAAACATCATTAACGAACTGA